TGAAGAAAGTTTTATATTAACATCTTTAGGGTCCAAATTAAATATATCTTTAAAATTTTGTGTATCTATATAAAAATATATAATATCATTTTGTTTTTTTGCAGTTAAATAATTACTTGTAGCTTCACCGTTTATTTTGTTTGTAATTGCAGTTCCAAGCCATTGAACAGACTCACTATTAGAAAATATAAAATATGTCGTAGGTGATATATTAACATCCGTAATTTTATTTACTAAGCTAATTTCATAAGTAACACCACTTTCACATTTTAATATTTTAAAGTGTGAAAACGCAGGAGAGTTTAAATAAGTACCTATATTACTTAAATAAAAAGATTTTTGATAACGATGTTTAGATGTAAAAAACCTATAAAGAATATTAAATTCAGTAATATTAATAACAATAGGTATAAATTGTTTTACAATACCTTCAAATTTTGGCTTAACGTTTTGAGAATAAGCTAAAAGTGTTGAATAATCTAAAACTTTTTCAGAAAATTTGTAATAATTATTAATAATTTCATTAAACCCTTCGTAATTATAATCTTGATGTATTGAATTTGTCCAACCAGTTTGTTTAATCATATTTTTAACAAATTCTTTATAAACAACAGCATCTGATGAATTTAATTTTTTTTCAACAAAACTAGGGTTAAAGTAAGAATTTAACTTAATATATTCTACATCAGGAGTATTCCCAATTACTTGAGATAGTATTTCAACATTAGTTCTATCAACATTTGATAATTTAATAACTGAATAGCTTTCTTTAAAGAAATCATTAATTTTTAAAGTATCTAAAAAATTATTTAAAGAAGGGGTTGAGCCGTTATAGTTTGCAAATATATTAATTTTATCTGTTACATAATTTCCGCTAATATTTTTTTCTTGATTTGAGAAATCAAACCACCATTTTTCTAATTCATGATTTAAATTATTAGATAAATTAGAATCTTCGAAATCTGGCTGGTTTATATAAAGTTTTTCAAATACAGAAACTTTATTTATATTCATATCAATATTCGCAGGCATTCCTACAAACATATCCCACCATTTTAAACTATATTGTTGTTCGTTAACTTGAATCCATCCTTCTTGTGTTTTAACAATTAAGTTGCCACTTTTCCAATTGATTGAATCTAAAGTTCCCTTTGTGTCAATTTTCCATGAAAAATCAATAGGGGTAGGAAGTTCATTTTCTTTAGTAAACCATTCTCCTTGGTATATTTTTGACTCTAAGACTTGCAAGTCATAAGTTTGCCCCCATTCTGAAGATGAAGATTTGTAAACATAACTTCCTGCTGTAATGTTTAATTTTAAAATATTATTATAAACATCGTTAACTTCAGTAGTTTTCCAAAAAACACCTGGTTGGATTTTACTATCATCAACAATAAAAGGATACACACCAGAATCTGCTTGCCAGTCAGGAGTTTGTTGATCTAATTGTCTGTTTAGAATTTCAACTGGTAAAGAACTAATTCTTTTTCTAACCCACCCTGTTTTTGTTTTTAAAGCTAAATCATTTTCTTTCCATCCATTAAGTTTATCTAAAGATGAAGAACTATTTTCGTTTTTTACGATCCAATAATCTCCTACTTTATAAGAGTTAAAATTAGCATCTAAATTAGGGTTATTAAGAGTAGCATCCCATTCTCCTTTAAAGTTTCCACTTAATAATGATTTTGGGTAATATACAGAACCTTGAGTGTTAGCAACTTTAATATTTTCAGAAAAAGTAAATTCTTGCCAGTTTACAAATTTAAAAAATTTATAATCTACAAAAACTTCAACACCTTCTAATCTATATGTTAATTTTAAATTATGTATTAATCCATCATTTGTAAAGACATCTTCGCAAATCACTATTCTATCATATTTTTTCCCGTTATTGGCATTTTTCAATCTTAATCTAACAATAAGATCTTTTCCTTCAACGTTAGCTATAATATATTCTTCAGCAGGTTTAATTTTTTTTCCTTTGCTAAAGTTATAACTTTGAGATAGAACATTATTGTTGTAAACATCTAAACTACAATTAATGCTTTCAATTGAAGTTGATTGCAAGAAGTTATCATAATTGTATTTAATACAAAAATCATATTTGCCAATTTCAGAAGTTTTATTATCTTCTATCCAAGAGCTGAAGACGTTAGTTTTATTGTCAAATAAAATTTTAAATTGTTTAAGTTTTTCTTCTATACTTTCAATATCATATAAAGAAGGAAGTTGTAAAGTAAAATCGTTACTTGGAGAATTTAAACATTTAACATTCCAAGTTGTTATACTTGAAAAATTATCTGGAATTGTAATTTTTAAAACAATAGGATAATGATTTAAAGCAAATATGCTATTTTTTTTGTATATTTCTTCTACAGGTAAATCTTTCAACAAAGGAATTTGGTAAGTAAAAAGTGTATTGATTGGATTTACAACATCTTCTGTAAAAGTAACACTTGAACTGCTAAGTTTATATAAACCGCATATTTGAAATTTAGCAAATTTTAAATCATCAGGAGAGGTTTTATCTATTAAATAATTTACACCTATACCACTGAATTTTTCAGGAAAAGATAAAGGTAATCCATAGTAAGATGTTTTTTCATCACTTTCTGCTTTTGGACATTCTATAGGTTGTAAGTTTAAAAAGCTTCCTGGGTTGAAATATGCATATTGTTTCTTTTTTTGAATATATTTATAAATATCTTTAGTAATTCCTTCAATAGGGTCTATTTGAAGAGTTAATTCCCTAAGGTTGTAAACATTGTCGTTATCATAGACAGGTTTATAATAATAAGGTTTATTTACAGATTTGTCAACATCTTTATCATAAGATAAAACTTGAGGAACACTAACTTTTTCGTTATTAATATTTTTATATCCAAAATTGTTAACTTTATCCCATAAGTATTCATATTCAGAAATAGAAACTAACCCATCTGGAGTTCCTAATAAGTTTAACAAGGATTCAAGACAAGCTATTGTTCCTTTTTTGCTATAAATATATAATAAGTTTATTAACAAATATTTTTGTCTTTTTTGAGCTAATTCATTTAGTTTTACACTATCGATTAAGTTTGAGTTTTCAACATACAAAGAACTTCTTGTATTAACTGTATCAAAAATCAAAGAAGAAAGATCGCTTTCGTTTCCTTCACTAAATAATGTTAAGCCATGATGATCTGCATATAGTTTATAAAATTCAGGAGAAAGTTGGTTAAATTCAGAATAATTTAAAGTATGAGTATATTGAATAAAATCTATATAAACTTTAATTGAATCAAAAAACTTTGCTGCTAATAATACATAACGAGAGAATAAACTATCATCAGTTTCATTAATTTCATTTATCAATTCAGAAGGTATTGCTCTTCTAATTAGTTGATTAGTTTCGTTTTCGTCTAAACTTATAGCTCCTACTAAATCATATTGTTGTTCATTATCTGTATAATAGCTAAAATCAAAATCAGTTTTGTTTTTGATCATGTTATCTGGATTTTGAACCCAAAGTCTAAACTCTTCTCCTTCAGTTATAATATTATTAGTAATTACTTCTCTAGGCCAAGGAGTTGGATTTAAAATATTTAATATTGCTTTTTGCAACCCATCTAATGTACTTTCAAACTCTATAATTTTTCCCAACTTTGGAGAAAGCAATAGTCCTCTATGTATTGTTTGAACATTTAATTCAATCCCAGCATTATACTGTATCTCGTCAGTAGCTTCTATTCTACCAGAAACTTGGATTTTTGCGAGTGTTTCAGGTAGGGTGACGTAAACACCTTCAGATGTATCAATTTGATTATAATCTATGTTTAAAAGAGGATCTGGTGTAAAGTTTACAATCATAGTATCTCCTATTGTAATACTATCAATTTTTACTTTTTCATATATTTTATATTCAGGAGATAAGTCTTTTACTATAGTTAAATAATCTCCAGCAACTAAATCAATATCTGAAGGAAAACCGTTAATAGAAGTCCCATCTTCTGAAGATTTAATTATTGTAATAGAGCATAAAGAAGGTGATGAAGAATTAAAAGAATCTACTTTAAAAGTAATTGCAGTAGACGAAAAAACACCAACAGCATCTCTTTTTAAAATTTCTAAATCTTTTAACTTATCAGATAAGTTTACAAATTTAACTTTTAAATAAACACTATCATTAAGATAAAAAGGATAACCATCTCCGTTTATTATTTGAGCTTCTCCTAATTTTGATTGCATTTTAAGAGAATCAAAAAATATAACACTCCCTTCTTCTTTTAAAGTTAAGTTTGCTTTTATTTCTAATATATAGTAAGAAAAACTATCTGTAGATTTAAAAGGAGTAACTTCTCCTAAAACCCCTGTTTTAATTGCTTGCAAATCTTTTACAGGGAATCTAGTTTTAGTAGAATCTATAATATCATAATCTTTAATCCATGAAAAAGCCCCATCATTAGTAATGTCTACATTATTATATAAAGGCATATCTTCATTTATTTTAAAATAGAAAGAAGAATTTGCACCAATTGAATTTAATTCAATTTTTTTAAGAGTATTTGTTGTTCCTTTTTTAGCTATATAAATTTTATAAGGATATTTGCTAGACAAATAAGTTATTTGGTAGCTTAATTCTGTATAACTAGATCCAAAAAAAACTGTATTTCTAATTTCTTCGTAATCTATCAACAATTGAGTATATTTTTTCAAAAATATATTTAAAGTTGGGTTAGATAAAGAATTAGTTGAACTTAAACTATTGTTTAAGCTATTTTTAATTTGCTCTAAAGTAAGAATAATATTAGGAGAAATAACAGTTTGATTAGAAACTATATTGGTGCTTTCTGGAATGTTAGAAAATAAACCTCCAGGAGTTAAGTTACTACCAAAAAATACGCCACCTTTAATAGCATCGTTTGATTTTGAAGTTGTTATTGTAGGCATATTTTTTAAATTTTTAAATTTTTACGTAATTCTTTATTTCCAACTTGTTGTATTTGGTAACTTTGTACAACTTTACCATCTACATTTCCTTCTGCAGAAACACTTAATCCATTATCATCGTATATTTCGTAAACGTTTGTTGTGATGTCTCTTGCAACATCATTTTTCATAAACTGAACTAATCCGTATACAGTGTTATTTAAAGATTGAAAATTCAATGTTAATGTTATAGGGTTGAAGTAAGTTTCTCTAGGATATATTTTTACAACATCACCTATATTAATTGTATGTTGAGGAGATTCATAACCTATGTAATTAGGAGATAATTCTACTCTTGAATCAGAATAAGTATTTATATCATCATTTGTAGCAAACCTAGTAGTCTTTAACTTCCCATTTGAATCATATATTTCTACAACAGAACCAAGCAATCTTCCTTTTTGTTTTAAATATAAAGCATTTCCAAAATCCCAAAGTAAAGTAGTTCCACTAAAAGGGATTTTATCAAGATTATAATATGTAGTTCTTATAGTAGATAAATTAGTAACTACTTCAGCTGCGTTTATACTAGAATATAAATTACGAGTTCCTTGAACAATACATTTAATTGTAGTAGTAACACATTTAGGTTGAATTTGAAGATAATATACTCCATAATTATATTCTCCTGTATCCGAGTTTTTAAATCTATCTTTAGGTATTTCTAATAATTGTATTTTATTCCCTAACATTAATATTTTTTGATCTCCATCATTTGTAAATAAATCTTCGTTAGTTATTGTTTGATTACTAATTTTAAAGTCAGTAAAATCTGGATCTATTATATGAGGAATGTCAATAGTTGATATACCAACATAATTAGCAACAGCTGAAAGTTTTTGACTTATACCTGTTTGATAAACAGTAGAAGTAGTTTGAGTAGCGTTATAATTTTGCAAACTCCAAGCCGCACTTTCTTCAGTAGGTACAAACATCATTTGAGGAGATGTAGGTTCTAAAGGAGTATAGTTGATAACTTTATTATCGTTAAAATCGAATTGTTTCATTTTGTTATTATTTTTTTAAATAAATTTCTCTATCGCTATAAGGAGAAGCATCAACTCCGTCGAATTTAGAAGGACCATCAAAAGTAACTCTAAATTTGTAAACTTCTACACTTGTTTGAGTACGTTCACCGTTTTTAAATCTAACTATTATTTCATATTCAATTTCTTCAAAGAAATATGAAGTATCCATATAAAAATACATTTCATTTCCATATACACTTACTGGCATCCATGGGCAAATTTCAAATTCACTTGTAGTTAAAATTTTGTATTCAAAAAAAGAAGAAACAAAATTTTTTCTGTTACTTTTAGCAATTAAATTAATTTTAACTAAATCTCCTTTTCTTATTAAATTTTTGTTATAATAAGTTGTTGGATAAAAATACAAAGAAGAATATTGGTTTTGAGAAATATCAAATATTGGTTTTGTAATTAACATTGACTTACTAATAACTTCTCCATTAGTTTTCCAAATTTCTACATATTCTCCATTAGTCAAAGGAGTAAAGTTATATCTATGTATTCCGTTTCCATCATATGTAATAGAAGGTGTTGTAATTTCTGAAGATTGTAAATCCTCTACTTCTACAGTTAAATTTGAAATTTCTTCTAAATTCCAATTTATTAAATATAAAGGAGAAGAGATATCTTTTTTTAAGTTATAACGAGAATCAATTACACTATCGTTTATAAAAAACTCTAAATAAGGTTTAAAAATAGTTCTCGTATATTTTGATCTAATAAATTTAGCGTATAAAACATCATTTGCATCAAAAGAATCAAAATTCAAAGCAAAATTACATTCTAAATTATTATTTATTGAATTTAAAACTTGACTTTCTAAATTTTTAAAAATTAAATCATCAGATTGAGATTGAGTTTGAATACTCATAATTGGAGTATCAAATTCTGTAGTCCAACTATCATTATTCGTTCTTTTATTCCAATTGCTAATTCCAACAGAGGCACTAGCATCTGAAAAACCAAATCCGTTTCCTTCTACAAAAACAGAGTTAAAGTAATATAAATTAATCGGTTTAGTTACAAACCCTCCGTTTCTTAAAGCACCTGCGTCATAAAGCTTTAAATTACAAGTAAAGCTTTTATTTACCAACTTGCTTTTTAACTCTTCAAGATCAAAGCCTAATAAAATGCGTGAAGAACTTGCTCCATCATTTAATTCAAATATAGGATTTTTTCCAGTATTAACTTCTCCTTGCTTTTGAATTAAAGAGCCAAAGTTAGATTTAAAAATAGTGTTATTTTTGTTTGGATAGATTCTTATGTAAGACATTGGATTACTTTTTTGTTTTAAATATAAAAAAAACAACCATTATGTATCATTTTTTTATATTTATTGAAAAAACAATATTTAATAAGAAGCATAATGGCAAGTAGATATACAAAAAAAAATTTTATACAGCCTATGAGGAAAATATCATATGCTTCATCTGATCTTCCTTATGTTTTTAAGCAATTTGATAATATTGATACTTTAGCAGATAAGTATTATCATGATGTTACTCTCAGTTGGGTAATTATGTGTGCAAACCCACAATATAATTTTGAATGGCAAATAAAAGCAGGTGATAAAATAAGAATAGCCTTACCATTAAATAGAATATGGAACGAATGGGGATATAACGAAGAAATATAAAAAATATGGCAAAAGAAGCAGTTTTATTGGACCAATTTGTCCCTGGAAGTAATAGTTTTACATGGAGACATGTTTTAAAACCAAAACAAATATATCAAAGTTCACCGAGAAACGAAAGTTCGGTTCTTATAGATGGAAAAATAAAAAAAAACATTATAGGACTAGTAGTAAATATTTTAGATCCTTTATATAGTCAATTTGGTGATGGTTTTGGGATAAATAGTCTTTATAGAGATCCTGCTGCAAACGCAGCAGCAGGAGGAGCTAAGTCGAGTGATCACTTAAATGCTGCGGCAGCAGACATTGACGTAAAATCTGCTTTAAAAAAAGGAAGTGTAAAAAATAGAGATTTATATTTTTTTATAAAAAATAGTGTTCCTTCTTTTAAACAATTAATATGGGAAACTAAAACAGGAAAAGGTTCAGCCGCAGAAGATGGAGAGCCTTGGTGGGTTCATATTTCTTATCTTGAAGGATCAAATAAAAACGAAGTTTTTGCATTAAATGATGGAAAAAAAACAGACTCTACCGCTTCAAAAAATCCTCCTAAGACATCTGATGTTTCTCCTACAACTAAAGGAGATGGTGGAAATGATGGAGTAGATGGAGGACTAGGTGCTGAAGACGATAAAGAAGAATTACCAAATTACCAAAAAACATTTGACCAAATAGGTATTAATATATCAAATACAGAACAAGATCAAGTTAACGTATCTTGGGGAAAAAGAGCTTCTGTAAGTGAAGATTGTGACTGGATTTCTTTAAAACAATTTATATTATATTTATCCTCTAAATACACTCCTCAAAGTTTATTGCCTTTTGTTGAGTTTATTCCTCAAGTAACTATGGATAATGGTTATTATGAAAAAGCAGGTAGTGTACCAAAAGATACAGCTGCAAGTGTAGGAAATAAAGCAACTTCTGCAAGTAATCAATTGCAAGAAAGAAGAAAAAAAATGGACGAAGGTCTACCTAAAGGATCTTTTTATACAGATTCTAAAAGAGCAGGACAAGGTCAAGAAGCAACGAATAGTTCTAGCGGTGTTGCAGATTTAACGTCAGTAGATCCCTTTAAAGAATCTTATGATTGGATGGGTGTTCCTAACGAAGCAGGATTACAAGTCATGAATGCAAGAAAAGTAGGAGTAAGAGCTTTTGGACAATTAGTTTTATCTCCAGGAGCTATGTCGAAATCAACTTCGAAGCCTGGACCAATAGGGTTTACTGATTTTGAAATTAAATCAGGAGCTCAATGCGATAATGGATTAGCTATAATAAGTATGTCTTTAGTTGATGTTCAAGGGAATAAGTTTACAGATTTAACTTCACCTTGGTCTTTTATTTACGATGCTAGACCAGGAAGTTCTGGAGGCGATTATTGGTTTAGATATGGATGGATGTTAAGATTGCCTTATTATGATAAAGCAAATAAAACATCAATGGGCTTTTGGACACATCCAGGATGGGAAGTTTTTGGAGATGAAGTTAGACATTTTTTAATAAATCAAATTCTTCCAAGTAAACCATATATTACTTTAACTCAAAGTATTAATTCTGAAATATCTAATACAGTTGACAAAAATGGAAACGTTTTAGGAAGTAAAGAATATTATTCATTATTTGATGATGGAGTGCAATATAATGAAGTAAACGGAGAAGTAACGGTTTCTCGTTCTAACTTAACAGATGCAAACTATGTTAAATTATCTATTTTAAACCCAGAAGTTTCACAAGAAGATTCAGGAGCTTTAACAGCAAAGTTATCTTTTAGAACTACAGGTTCTATAGTTCATCAAATGCCTTTAGCTTTTGCTCATTATTTAAGAAGAGTAATTTCTGAATCAAGAAATATTACTTTAGGCGATTTGTTAATTGCTTATTTAGCAGATTTAGATGCTTTTTCAAGTTTTAATGATTCAGATGCTGAAAGAGGTAAAAGACAATACGTTAATGGAAAAAGACACTGGAGGAATTTAGCAAATTCAAGAGATTTTACAGGATATGTTCATGTAATTGGTCTTGGTAGAGGAGCTAACCAAGGAGATGTTCATCCAGATTCAGTTTATATAAAAATAAGTAAAAAGAAAGCAAGTGTTTTAGAAAATAAAACTCCAGATAACGAAACAACCATTATAAGATGGTTAAGAGAAGTTTTAGATGATAACGGCTGTGCTTTGCAATCGGCAGCAACAGGTTCAGGTGCTGGAATTAATGCTGCTTGGATTATTTGTGTAACAGATGATTTTGATGAATCTCAATATGTTGCAACTCCAATTATCCAACCAACTAATTCTAGTTTAAACTCTACAGATTCTAAATCTAAATATGCGAATACTTTAGAACTTATGAGGCAAGAAAAAGATGTTTTTGCATATAGATTTCAAGGAAGTTTATCTACAAAAATATCTATAGAAAAAACAGATACTCCCAATGCTATGAAAATAGATGTAGATTATACAGTTGGAGATTTTGTTACTTATACTGATTATAATACAAAAATTGAACAACCACCTACAACCGTAGCTGACAGACAAAGAAATTTAAAAATATTATTTGCTCAAATGCAAAGTGCAAAAATAGAAGCAATTTGTCATCCTTGGATAGGTCCAGGTAAAAATGTCTTTGTCAAAGGTATGGGTTTTTTTGACGGAGAATATATGGTGTTATCAGCTACTCATAAACTTGGATCTGATAATTTTTTCATAACAAGTTTAGAAGCTGCTCGTATTTTAAAAGATGATAACACAAAAGAAGAAAAGAAAGAAAACTTAGATAATTCTCAAGAAAACGGAGGAGGTTTAAATGTATCATCTCCAGTTTCTCATCAAATTAAAACTTCAGGTAAATAATAAGGAAGAAGTTTAGATTTAAGTAAATTTGGATTTTTTGTAAAGAAAAAATTAACATCATCTTGTTCTGGAGTTAAAATTAAATATTGAACTGATTTACAAGTTGATTTTAATTGATTTACCTTTTTTTCTATTAAATCTTTATTAACATCAGCATCTAAGATTAATAAAACATCAGCATCTATTAAAAAGTCTAAAATTTTATCGTTGATTTCAGTTCCTAACAATATTAAAGAGTTTGGGATAACACCACCATCAAACACACCTTCTGTCATAATAATAAGTGAGTTTTTATTTATGAAATTTTCGTAAAAGCATACAAAATCAGAAGAAAGAAATTTTCTATACTGTTTAGTGTAAAAATTTTGCATAACTATAGCAACTAATTCTCCTTTTGTATTATAAGAAGGAAAAACTATGTTATTTTTAAAATATCCATCAAAACAATATTTAATTTCTCTTTCTTTGATAAATTCTGATGTTAACCCTCTTTTTTTTAAATAAGTATTTACTTCAGGGAAGTTACATACGTTAGAAAGCTCTAAAGGTAAAGAAACTTTCTTTTCTTTAGTTTCTTCATAGTTAACTTTATTTTCAGATTTAAATAAAGGAGCAAAGTCTTTATAACCATATTGTGAAATAAAAGAATAAAGAGAACCACTTAAACCACAAGCCCAACATTTACCTGCGTTTTTTTGAAAATTTATTTCAAGATTAAATTTATCAATAGGGTTTTTTAATTCATTTTCACAACGAGGACAATTAAACTTCAATTGAGATCCACAAACCTTTACTTCACCTAATGGAGTTAATGCTCTTAATAATTGATCGTAAGTCCCTTTCATTTTTTATTTTATTCATAAAATAAGGTTTTTTTTTGAATTATTGCTAAAAACATATATTTATTTGAAAAAACAATTAAAGATAATTAAATGAAAACAGAAAAAGAAAAACAGTTAGAAATAGCTTTACTTACTGAAAAACTACAAAGAATTTCTAAAAAGAAAATTGTGTTAAAAGAAGGTTTGAAAAGAATAAATGTTGATCAACTAGAAAAAATCTTAGCAGAGCAGCCGAAAGATACTCCAGTTACTTTGTTTACAGTTACTCTTGTAGGTATGAACAAAAACATCATTCAGGATGGTAAAAAAGTTCCTAATCCTATGTATGATAAAGTAGTAAAAGAAAACTATGTTGATGGTATTGTAAATTATGATTACACACACGAACAAAACTCTGAGAGATTAGCTGCAGGAGAAAAAGCTAATTTTATACCATCAGGAAAATCTATGGGAGAACATGAAGGAGCTTTAATTAGAAATAGTGGAGAACCTAAATTAATTATGATTGCCAAAGATTCTTCAAAACCAGTTTATAAAATAAACGGAAATGAAATACCTAAAGAAGAATTAAAACCTTATTTAAAACCAAGTACAAATTTCACACCAGGAGGCGCTGCAGTTAGACAATTTAAAATTTCAAACATAAAAAGTATAGTTATAGGTAACGATGAATATCAAATTTTTTAAGATATTTAAAATAAAGTTATATTTATAGTTAAATAATTTACTAGATGTAAAATTAATGTACGCATTATTAACAGAAAATATAAATAGCTTCAAAAAAGGAGATCTTGTAAAAGATTTTAAATTATCTTCTGAAGGAATAGTATTAGAAAATAATATTATTCCTTATGATAGTTTAATAGTATTGAAAGAAAATTTAACTTCACAGGATGAAGAAAAAATAAAAAAAATAGTTAGAGATATGTTAAAATTAGTGTTTTGGCGGTTATATACAAGAAATTCATTTGTTTTACATTAACTTTTAAAAATTTGTAATATTTATATTAAATAGCATAATCAAATAAATAATGTCTAAAGGAAATTTATCAGAAAAGATAGACAATATCTTAATTAAAAAACATCCAGTAAGGTTTCAAGTAAATATTGACAATCCTCAAGGAAAAAGTTATCTTCACGAAGAAGTTGATGTAATTCTCAAAAATAGAATTTTTAACGAATCTTTAGGGAAAGAATTAGATCTTACAGAAAAAAGTTTTGCGAAGATTAGTAATTCAACCTTGAAAGAATATGTTGAATCAAAAGGAAATTCATATACTACGAGAAATCAGACAATACAGTTATTGTTTGAATCAGGAAAAGTTAATCAAAATTTAATTTTCTTTTTAGAAGATAAACAAGAAAGAGATTCACAAGAAGATGAAATTAGCGAAATTCTTGAATCTTTTGATGACTCTGTAGAAGATGAGTTTGAAACGAAATATGGAGAAGATATAGATTTCAGAGATATAGGTGAAAAAAAATCATTTGATATTGAAAGTTATGTATATGACAAACTCAATAATATGGATAAAGATGATTGGTCTAATTATGTGAATATTTTAAAAGATAATGGTGTTCAATGTTATTATGACTCAATTAGCGACACCTTTATTGTAAAAAAGAAAGAAGACGAAGAATCAGAAGAAAGATTTGAAATTGATAAAGAAGAGAGTAATGTCATAGGTGAAATAGTAAAAGATTCTGAATATAATTTATTAGGAATTAGAGGTTTACCAAAATCATCTCAAAAAGAATACGTGATAGAAACAATTGTAGAAAAAAATGGTTACAAAACAATTGTAGAATATCACGATACACAATTAAAAAAACCTTGGAAAGTAGGAAATGCTCAGTTTCAATTTTTACAAGAAGCTTTAAACTCTATAACAATCCCTTATAAAGAATTGTTGAAAGAACAAAAAATAGAAATTAAAAAACCTACTTTACTTAAAGAAATAATAAAGCAAAATTACAATAAAACAGATAATTTACCTTTAGCAGAAGCTCAAAGAAGAGAAAGTGCTTCTAAAAAATTAATTTCTAAAATAGATAAACTTCATAATTCTGATTTTATAGTTGAAAATCTTAAAGAAGGTGTAAATATAAAAACAAAACAAGGTAATGGAGAAATAAGACATATAGATTGGCTTTACGGAACTGTTAATATTAATACTAAAAAAGATTCTAATGGATGTAACAATTTTATTTCTAATGTTAGTTTTGATGATATAACTGGATTAATAGATTAAAAAAATAATTGTACTTATTTTGAAGAGGGTTGTAAAATTTACAACCCTCTTTTTTTTAAATTAATTTAAAAACGAAATAATTAAGATAAAAATCTTATATTTAAGATAAAACATAAAAAATGAGTTTTAGAGACGACATAACAGATTATTATAAAAGACTATCTGGGAAAGAAAGAATAAAAATTACAGATGGCGGTGTCAACATTCTTAATTCTGCTCCAACAGAGCAAGAAAGAATGATGAAACAAAAAATTTGGCAACTAAATCAACATGTTAGACTAAAAAGCGCAAATAGAAGATATTTGATGTTTTATGATGAATATCGTCAAATGGATTTAACATACCCTATTGTAAAGGCAGCGTTGGATATATATGCAGAAGAAACTGTAAATAAAGATACTAGCGGAAATCTAATTAAAATTGTAACTGAAAACGAAAAAGTTAAAAGATTATTAGAAGAATGTTTTTTTGATAACCTAAATTTAAATAAAAGAGCATTTGTAATTGCAAGAGAGTTTTGTAAATTTGGAAATGTATATGCTTATTTAATTACTAGACAAGATGATGGTGTTGTAGATTTAGTTTACTTACCACCAGATGCTTTAGTTAGACAACAAATGATTGGATTAGCCTCTTATGAAGAGCAAATGGATTTTGAAAAAATAAATGAATATAAATTTATTTGGAATGGATCCGGAGGCGGAGGAACAGTGTTTGAACCATGGGAAATTGTACATTGGAAAAACACAGAGGATTTAGAATCCGAACCTTATGGTGTTTCTATATTAAGACCTATTGTAGAAACTTGGCGAAGAGTTATTCTTTTAAGAGAAGCTTTGATTGTATATAGAATAACCAGAGCTCCTCAAAGATATTTGTTTAAAATTGCAACAGATGGATTAACAGGAGAAGAAGCTTACAAATTTGCTCAAGAAGTAAAAAAAGAAGTAAAGAAAAAACCATTAGTAGATGCAAGAACAGGAGAAATAGATTTTAAACATAACCCTATGTCGGTTATGGATGATTTCTTTATTCCAGTAAGTGCAAACAACAATTCAGATATTACTACTTTAGATGGAGCGTCAAATCTTGATTCAATTGAAGATTATAAAATAATTAAAGATGATTTATTTGCAGGATTAAAAATTCCTAAAAGTTACCTTACTTTTGAAGAATCTTTAAGTAATAAAGCAGCTTTAGGAGAAGAAGATGCTAGGTTTGCAAAAACAATTCAAAGAATCCAAACTGAATTTATACAAGGACTTGTACATATAGCAATTGTTCATTTATTTTTAAATGGTTGTTCAACAGAAGAAATTCAATCTTTCAGTATTGAAATGGCTTATTCTTCTACTATAGCTGAACAAGCAAAATGGGATTTAATGGGTTCAAAACTTGATGTAGCAGGAAAACTTTGGGATGAAAACAAATCAGGGTTGAATTTCATGACTTATACAGAAGTTTTAAAAACTGTTTTTAAATTTACAGACGAAGAAGTTGAACGTACAATTATGAAACAATTTTCTGAGAAAAAAATTCAATGGAGACTTAAACAATTATCAGAACAAGGGTATTACGATACTCCTGAGTTAGATGTACTAGTTGATAAAATAAAAGGTTTAACTCCTGGAAATGATTTATCAGATAAAGATTTAAATATGTTTAAATCTTTGAATTTCGAAAGCATAAAACCAGTAATTGAAACACATATCGAAAATGAAATAAAATCTTTGTTTTCAAACCCAATAGGAAAACCAACAAGAAAAGATATAGAAAAAGTAAGAGGCGTCCTTACAGAAAATTTTCATAAAACAAAAAAAGATTTATCTTAAAACAAAAAAAAAGAAACTTAATTTAACGTAAGTTTCTTTTTTTTTTAAATAATTATATTTAAAATAAACATTTAAAATAATTAAAATAAAAACAATGGAAAAACTTACGTTATTAGAATACCAATGTTTAGCGGCTCAAGAACGTGGTTCGTTAAACGAAAATACTTTTGCTATTATTGAAAAACATGCTAGTAAATTAAAACCGAAAGATGCTTTTTATACAAAAAAATGCATTTCTATGTTAAAAGAAAATGCGAAATCAGGCAAAAATTTAAAAAATGTAATTTTTAAAGCATATGAATTAAAAGAAAATGTTTTAAAGCTTTTAAAGGAAGATTCTGATGGAAAAGCAAGAGCTCTTAAAGATAAGGCAAATCTTAAAAATATTAGAGTTTCTGTAGAAGGTACTAGAGATAGAGATTTAGAAACTTTATTTGTTGATTTTGATATCGATATTAAACCTTATGGAAAATCAAAAGCAGCAGTTGGTAGAGAAATTGAAAGAATTATAAAAAAGAACAGTCAATTAGGTTCTAAAATTATTAGAAGAATTTTACCTGAATTTCCAGAATTTTTAGGATCAGGAATATTTCAAGGTAATTTAAGAATGACTCCAGTATCTCCAGGTAGTTACATTAAAGCAAAAAATGAATTAACCATCGATACTGATTATGCAAATAACCCTAAAACTTTTGAAGAATATGTTATTTTAGTTTCTAGAGCTTTAGATGTTTTAGATAAAGAAGTAATGGGTTGGCTTGAAATCGACAATTATGATGAAGATAATGTTGACGAAGTAGAAGCTTCAATTGAAGATGAAGATGATGCAATCGAGCAAAAAGATAAAGCATATTACAAAGATGAAGAAGAATTTGCTCCTAAAAGTGATGAAGAAATAGAAAGAGAAATTCAAAAGAATCTTAAATCTAGAAGACAAGAAAGTAAAGAAAATAAAGATAAAGAAGTAATCCAAGAAGAAGAAGAAAATGTTGAGCAAGTGAAACCAATAACATCAACTGAAAGAAAATCAGCTTCTAAAGAATCAATTGCAGATGCAAAACAAGAATTAAGAAAAACTATTCAAGTTTTAGATAGAGTTGTAAGTGGACTAAGAACAGAATTCAAACATGTAGAAGAAGGAATTTCTCCTTATATGGATTACGAAGACGGAGTTCAAGAGTTAATTGAAACTTGTAAAAAAATAAGAAGAGGTATTCCAAATGCTTTAAATAATTAACAAATACAAACAATAATAATAAAAAAGACTTTAGTAACTATATTAAAGTCTTTTTTTTTTGCTTTAATTATTTTTTTACAAAAAAAACAATATTTAAAATAAAATATATTTTTTAATGAATTACGGAAAAAAAATAAAAATATCAAGTGAAAGAGCTTTACTTGACGAATCAAGAATAAACGGCCGTCTTATAAATGCAAAGTCTAATGGTTTTTTATTAGAAGCAGAAGGTGGAATGTCTTATATTGAAAAATGTAAACGTAACCCAGATTTACCTTTATGGCTTACTGGAATTATACAATCAGGAGATAAACCAAACAGAAATGGTAGAATTTATCCTTGGGAGTATCTAAAAAGAGAATGTATCAGATATATGGAGAATGAAGTAAGAAACGGACTTTCGTATGGGGAGCTTGATCATCCTTCAGATTCAGCAACACCTTCTTTAGGTAACGCAGCTTTAGTAATTGAAGATTTATCTTTTAATGGAAAAGATGTAATTGCAAAAATTAAAGTATTAAGCGCTTATATGCCAGATAATGCACCAGGAAGAAAAGTTAGAGGGTTTATTTTAAACAATAAAAATGTTGGAATTTCTTCAAGAGCTTTAGGTTCTTTAGAGCAATATTCAGAATCTGAATATGATATCGTAGCAGAAGATATGGAAATGGTATGCTGGGATTTTGTAGGTAATGCATCTAACTTTGGGTCAGAAAAAATGCAATTAGTTGAAGCAAACGGATCTACTCCTTTACTTCATAAAAAATCTAAACTATTATTTGAATCTGAAGTTCCTAAAATACAAACTTTAACAGAATCAGAAAAGGTATATTTAGAAATATTAGGTTTAGAAAGATTTTTAAAAACAAAAAATATATTAAGCTAAAAAATGGAAACAGATAAAAATATACAATATTATCTTTTAACAAAAAAAGATGTAAGAGGCGGTGTTTATACTGATGTTGAAGAAAATAAAGAGAGTTATAAATTAGTTGAAGATTTTTCAGATTTAACTAAAGAAGAATTATTAAATCATATAAAGAAAAATGGTTTTATAGATGCAATTCTAGTTTCTAAAGATACTTTTGATTTATTAACACCTTTATTCTCAGAAGACGAAACTGAAGAAGTTACAACTATGTTAGAAGAAAAGATTTCTAAAAAGAAAACTTTAAAAGAAATCGAAGACAAAACTCCAGGTTTTAAAAAATATGCGGATGAACCTATAGTAACTGATATAATTAATTTTTTCAAAAAAACAAAAAAGTCAACTTTAAAAAACATTCAAATTATAGGTGAACATTTAACTATAGATGGTGTATTAGAATATTCTTCTAAACAAGAAAACTTAGCTTTAAAAAGAGTTGATGCTCAACAAGAGATTTACGATTTTAAAGCTGATTTAGAAAAAGCATTGCAAAAAAAATATGATATGCTACCTCTTTCAATTCAAGGAATAGATGTAAGAGAAGATAAAATAAGATTTGAAATGAATAGCATGCTTGCTAGTTCTACAAGAGAAAATGTTGAAATGTTTGTTGATAGTGTAAAAACAACAAAAAAAATAATTAAAGAAGATGATTTTTACGAACCTCAACCTCAACAAAGAACAGATAAAGAAATTAACAAAGAGATAGAGGACGAAGTAGCAAAAATAATTAGCTTAGATGAAGAAACTGAGTTTATAGTAGCAAAAAATGATTCAATAGAAGTTTTAACTAAAAACTATACTAATCAAAGAGGAGAAGAAAAAAGAATCACAGTAGAACCTGATGAATGGGATATCTCAATTGAAAACATTTTAAGAGTATATAATGACTATGAATTAGTTTGGAAAGGTAAAACAGGCTTTGAGTTAAGGAAAGCTTAAAAAAAAATAATAAAAATAATTAAAAGATAGAAAGTTTAAGATTTTCTATCTTTTTTTTTTGTTCTTCTATATTTAAATAAAAATGAATCAAATAAATTTTTTATAAATGAATAAAGATAAAATAAACAAATTATTAGAAGAATCTCAAACTTCTCTTATTGATACAGAAAAGGATATTGAAGATGTTGATGTTGAAAGCAACATTGATTCAATAGAAGTTGCTGATATTGACCCTGCAGGTTTACCTTCAGAAGAAGATGTTGTAGATGACGTAAATGCTGATGTTGAAAATACTGAAGAAATAGATCCTGTTTTAAACGTAGGAGATATAGTATCTGTAGTTGACGCTGAAGGAACTAAAACAGGAGTGTTAACTCTTGATCCAGAAACTGGTGTTTTTAATATTGTATTAGCACCTGTAGAAAATACTGAAGACAATATGGAATCTGAGATGGGATCTGATTTAGATTCAGAAGAAGATGGCTTATCTGATGATGATATGGATATTATAAACATTATTAGTGATGATGAAGATGATTCAGAAGATATTGATTTAGATTCTGAAGATGACGAATTACAAGAAGGTGTTGAAGATATTGATTCGGAAGAAGACGAAGAAATTTTACCTGCATTAGAAGATGAAGATGATATTGCTTTGGATGCAGAATTAGAAGATTCAGAAGAAGTTGAAGAAGTAAGTATTGAAGATATCCAAAACGATATTGAAGATATTGAAATTGACTTAGAAGATGTTGTTGAAGATCTTGAAGCTGTATTAGATACAGTAGATACTGACAATACTGAAGACATTATTGATTCAGAAGAAGATATTGTTGATACTGATGATGTAACAGATGTAGAAGACGAAGAAATCTTAGATGAAGGTATAAATGTTTACGACAACGAAGAAAACGTTGAAGATGTAGAAAGTACAGATGACGTTATTGATTCAGAAGAAGATATTGTTGATACTGATAGTGTAGATGATATAGGAAATACTGATGACGAACTAGATATTGATAAAGCAACTGAAGCTGGCTTAGGCGATTTGACAATAGACAATAGTGAAGATTCTTCAAGTGAAGTATCTGATCAAGAATTAGTTTCTTCTATTGGAGACGATAGCGAAGAAGCTGAAGATATCGATGATGTTGATTATTCTAACTCATTAGAGAAAAAAGATGATGTAAATAGCTTAGTTATTGATTTATTGAAAGATGATGAAGATTACGATCGCTTTTCAGAATCAACAAATGATGAATTAGATTTAAAAGAATCTATAATAACTAAAAAAGCTGAAGGTAAAGAAATAAAAAAATTACAAGAAAGTGTTAAAAAACTTCAATTAGAAAACTACAAGCTTTTAAAGATCAATGGTATTTTAAACTTAATGCCTGAATTAACTGAAAAAACAAAACAAAACTTAGCTGAAAGTTTTGACAAATGTAGTTCTATTGAAAAAACTAAAGATTTGTATAAGAAAGTTATTTCAACAGCAAAAGAATACAAAAAACCAAAACTTAATTCTTTAATTATAGAAAGCAATAGAGGAAACAGTACATTTGTTGCTTCAAAATTTGACGATGATAATGATCAAGCAATGACTGCAGACCAAAAAAGAATTAATTTTTTAATGGGAATGAAAGATCTTGATGATGAATATTACACAATGTAATAAAATAATAAAAAAAAACAACAAAATAACAAAAAAAACATAACAAAAATTACTTTTTTTCAAAACAAGTTATATTTAAAATAAAAACAATTTAAAATTAAAAAAAATAATGAGACAATTACAAGAAAATACAGAAAAATATAAGTTAGGTAGAATTCTTGACCGTTCTGAAACTACTCGTATTACTGAGGTAGTTAATGCATGGAAAAAATCAGGATACTTATATGGATTAAAAGGTAGAGATTTGGGAAAAATGGCGATCTTAGCTGAAAACCAAAAGAAACAAATCTTAGCTGAAAATAATACATCTGCGGATATGGCAGTATTTGATACTATCGCTATCCCAATGATCAGACGTCAAAACGCTTTAATGGTAACACCTAATTTAATTAGTGTACAACCATTATCTTATTCTAACGGAGTTGTTTTCTATTTGGATTATGAAGTTACTACAGGAGCTAACGCTAAATCATCTGTTGGAACAGCAAAAGATTACGAAACTACAAGTGGATACGATCGTTTCTACGACAACAAAGGATACGATACTTCTAAAGGTCGTGTAATTGCTCGTGGTTATACTGACGCTTCTACAGTTGCTGCTGCTGATGCTGCTTTAACTGCAAATTTCCAAATTTCAAATGTTGACTTAGGTGCTACTAACGTAATGAATATTGCAGTAGTAGATTTTAACGCAACTGCAGTAGGTGGTTTTACAATGAATAATTTAGCTTCTTTAAGAGTGTTCGCAGGTTCACTTGTTGAAGGTCAAGATTATTTCGTACAAAAAACTATCCAAGCTTGGGGAGAAGATTTCCTTTCTTCAGGTCGTACACAAGGAGTTACTTCTTCAGGTAACGCAACTGGTCAAAACCAACCTCCAACAACAACAGGTGGTGGAATCCAAGGTCCTGGTGCTCCAAACAACCATGTACTTTTAAAAATTATTCCTACTAAAACAGGTTTAGGTACAGTTCAAGTTCGTATCGGATTTAACGATTACGCTAACTTAGAACTTGAACCACAAAATAGTTCAGAATTAAAAATGAAAGTTACTTCTGCTCCTATTCAAACACACATCCATAAACTTAAAACAGCTTGGACTATTGAATTAGCTCAAGACTTAATGGCTTATCATGCAATTGACGCTGAAGCAGAATTAACACAATTAATGTCTGAAGAAACAGCTCAAGAAAAAGACCGTATGATCATTAAAGAATTAGTTATTGGTGCTGCTCACTTTGAAGTATGGAACGCTAACTTTGCAACTGCAATCGATCCTAATCCAGCTAACACAGTATTCCGTGGTACTGAAGGTAACTATAACCAAACTTTAGTTTACGCTGTAAACAGAATTAATGGTAAAATCCAAAAATCAACCCGTAGAGGTGGTGCTAACTGGGTTCTTATTTCTGCTGAAGGTGCTGCTAAGTTAGAGAACTTAGAAACTTACAAACCAATGGAAGGCGACCAAGAAGGTACTAAATTTGCTGCTGGTGTAGAAAGAATTGGTAAATTATCTAAAAAATGGGATGTTTATGTTGACCCAATATTACCTGCTGAAGTTTGTCTTGTAGGTAGAAAAGGTACATCATTCTTCGATACAGGTTATGTATACTGTCCTTATATTGAGTATATCTTATCACCTGTTGTGATTGATCCAGAAACTTTCAATCCACGTAGACAATTAGCTTCAAGATTCGGAACTAAAATGTTGAACAATAAATTCTACGGAATCGTTCAAATGAAGGGAATTGAAAAATTCGAAGTATTTAACTAATCGTAAATAATAACAAAAAACTCTTAATCTTAATAGGTTAAGGGTTTTTTTGTGTTTAAAATACGACCATAATAGCAGGAAATAGAGATTATTATTACGCAAGTGAAGGTATTACTATAAAAAAAGAAATAATGACTAAAAACAAAGAAAAACAATTAACAATAGAGTTGCTTACTGAAAAACTTCAAAGAATTTCTGGGAAGAAAGTAGTTTTAACAGAAGCAAAAGTTGGAAGTAAAGACTGGGAAAGAATGTTAGATATAGTATTAAAAGGTGGAGATGGAAAAGGTGTAGCTTCTACTATAACTAATAAAGATAAAGCTATCGCTAGATTTGTAGCAGGACTTAAACTTAAAGGAGAAGATATTAATATATCTCAATCTGGACGTTATTATAATGGTAGTTTTTCAGAATTTGGAGATAAAGCTTTAAAACTAGGAGCTACTCCTCAAGAAATTCAAGATACATTTGATAATGCAATTGTTCCTTCTCAATATGTTCAAAAACAAAATGATCTTAGTAAAAGTGATAAAGGACTTAGAGGAAGCTATACAGGACCTCTTTCAAATCTTCTTTTGAAAATGGGACTTGATTATAAGTTTTCTAAAGGCGGTAATGCTATTACTCGAATGGGAAAAGATGCAATGAGTCGTAGTGGAATTAAATGGACTATTGGATATCAAGTGGAAATTATTGTAAAAGGAAAACCTTATGTTCTTACATTTGATGCTGTAACTGACGAAGGTGGCGGCCCTACAAGCTATGTAATAGATGATTCTACGCCAAAGTTTGTAGATGCATCATGGAAATACTTAGGACAACGTGAGTTTTTATTAAGAGTAAAAGAAAGTTTAGAAAAAATATAATATGATAAGAATTTTTGTAGATACAGAACAAGAAAAACAAGATTTACTTGCTCAAAGCGAATATATTCATGATTTCTTAGAAATAATCAAATACAAAACTAAAGAAGGTAAATTAAAAGAACGTTATATTGGTTTGGATAGTAATAAAGCTAGTGGCTTAATGCATATTTATATGTGTCCAGAAATTATAATAGTTAGAGAAAAATAACTTTTTTTAAAATCTCTTAATCAATTAAATTAAGGGGTTTTTTATTTTCCTCTAAAGTTTATTTTGCAATTCCAAACTTTCTATTAGGATTATTCCACAGCAGTTTACCATCAGGAGTTAAAACACTATCTGTTTTAATAAATTTTAAATTAAATTCTTTTTCAGCGAACTCATACATAGAAGAAGCAATTCCTTGTCTTCTAAAATTTGGGTCTACTACAACACTAGCTGCTATTAACCCTGGTTTGAATTCATTTTTAATAAATTCTAATTTTCCAATTGTTTTTTCATTTTGAATAGCAGATACTAAATAACCAATAGATGTTTTCTTTAGTGAATACTGTATTAATTCTGAGTTTTCTCTTAAGATAATTTTTTTGTTAGTTAACTTTTCTAAAAGATAAATTTGTTTTCTTAAATCCTTTTTTTTATTTTAAATATAAAAATATGATAAATTATAGAAATATAAATTGTATTTCTTAAATATTAACATCAAGTTTTTAAAACAATTTAAACTTAACTACTTATTTTTTAAGTAATTAAAAAATATTTTAAAATATTTAAATAAAATCCGTGGATTGTGTTAAAACATGTTATATCTTTAGGGTATCAAATTAGTTAAAAATAATTGATAAAAAATTAACAAAAAAAATAAAATAGTTATATTTAAAATAAAAACAAATAAAATGAAAAACTGGTATACATATAAAACAATTAAAACTTTCGCTATTAGCTTTGCTGGTAATAGAGTGAGTAATGATTGTGGAATGCTAGGTATTCGGATTTGAAAATAATTTAATAGTTGAAATTAAATTTAAAAAATCCGAAAACGTAAAAAAGTTTCGGATTTTTTTTTGGTTATAAAGTATAAAGAAAGTAAAATTATAAAAATGTACAATAGTAGTAAAAATATTAAAACAATAATCACAAATAATAGAAATATTATGACTGGCAATTGGTGTACATATAATACAGCGGCGGATACAAATTATTTTACAGGAAGTGTAAGTAGATTTGGAGATGACAAAAAAACGCAAAGATTTCGGATTTAAAATATTAATGGAAACATTTAATAATTAACCCGAAGTTTTTAACAAGATTTCGGGTTTTTTGTTTTTATAATGGTTTCATTAAACTAATTATAAAAAAATAAAGTTCTTTGACATATTAGGTAATAAAAATGGGTGTCTAACGGCAGCGGACTGTAAATCCGCCCTGATCAAATCGTCGTATTGGCCTTACAGTAGAGGGGTTCGAGTCCCTTGGCACCCACAAATAAAATGAGAGTGTTGAGCAATTGGTGGCTCGCCGGATTGTAGCTCCGGTTCTTAACAGGCATGGGAGTTCGAATCTCTCCATTCTCACAATATATGGTTTTTTACTAAGTTTTCACGTACTGACAAAGTAAAACTTTTAAACTAATGATTAGTAAAGTCAGAACGCTATGAAGTTAGGATCTCAAGATGGCTTGGGCGCCAAATAATTAATATTCTGTGATTTAACTCTGTTTTAAACACATTTAACAATAAACACGTAGCTAAAATCTATAGTTTGTTATAATGATTTAAAATAATTAAGTTCCGAGATGTTGTAGACCTGCAATGGTACAGTTATCAAGTATAACTCTTTGTAATTGAGGTTTATTTTTTTTAAGATAAAATAATATAATAAAATATGCGCTGGTTGCTTTAGTTGGCCGAAAAGTCTGGACTGTTAATCCAGTAAGAGAAATCTTCACCGCAGGTTCGAATCCTGCCTGGCGCGCAAAAAAATAAATATTGATTTTAGGTTCGATTTTGTTCAAAAGTACATATTTATATTAAAAAGAAATGGAGAAATATAAATGTCGTTTTTGTAAAGAAGAATTTGAATTCGAAAAAGTACAACAGTTTGCAGCACATAGTTCTAATTGTAATTGTAATCCTAATGTGATTAGTAAAACAAGAGCTTTTAAAATAAGTGAAAAACTAACAGGTAGAAAAAGAATTAACGGAGTTTTAAAACTTGAATATATATTAAATTGTCAAAAATGTAATAAAGAGTATGTTGTAAAAATAACAGAACAGGCTTATAATAAAAAGAAGTATAGTAAATTCTGTTGTAGATCTTGTGCTAATAGTCGTATAAAAACTGAAGAGAGTAATTTAAAAACATCTAATTCGTTAAAAGCTAGTGAAAAGTTTTTATCTTCTCAAAAAAAAAGAGATGACTATTACATATCTATAGGAAAATCTAGTAAATATTCAAATAGAAAATCTATTTGTGAAGTTTGTAAAAAAGAGTTTGATTATAAATGGAGTGTTAAAACATGTAGTAAAGAATGTAATAATTATTTACACTCACTTAGTCGACAAAGGGTAATAAAAGAAAGAGGAACTGATAATTTTAATACTAAGCAAGAAAGTTTTAGTTACGGTTTTTTAAACGACTTTAAAACAGATTCTAGGTTAGAACAAGCAGCAATAGTTTATTTAATAGACGTTTTTAAGGCAGAGAAGATAGAGAAGTATAAAAATATATTAAATTTTTGGGAAAACAATAACCATAGAACCTTTAATCCTGATTTTTATGTAAAAAAGGAAAACGAAGTTTATATTGTAGAAGTAAAAATGAAATGGAGTAATAACTCAACTCATAATTATAATAGAACAATTCCATATAAAAAAGAAGCTTTACAAAAATATTGTGATGAAAAGGGATATAGAATGATATGGTTGGATTTTGATTATGATTTAGAGTTTTACAAAATCTATCAAAAGTTAAGAAAACAAATTTTAGACAAGTAGTAAAAATTTAAATGCCTCTATAGTTCAAGGGATAGAACGAAAAACTTCTAATTTTTAGATTCAGGTTCGAGTCCTGGTAGGGGTACTAAAGGGATGCGGCTTTATAACGCATATAATACGTACTTAGCCAAGTGGTCGACGGCAAGAAATTCCAAACTTCTCTGATTTTCACTCGTAGGTTCGAATCCTACAGTGCGTGCTTTTTAATTTAAAATAAAGGAAATTAATACTATGGTCTATGGGGATGCTGGATGTGTCCGCCCACCTGTCACGTGGGAGAAAGTTAATAACGAATCAGATCGGTTTGAATCCGATATAGACCGCTTTTTAAAATATAATATAAAAACACCAGAAAAAAGGTTCGATTTTATTCAAAAGAAATGAAGAAATATAAATGTCGTTTTTGTAATGAAGAATTTGAGTTTGAAAAAACACAACAATTTGCAGCGCATAGTTCTAATTGCAAATGCAATCCTAATGTAGTAAGTAAAACAAAGAGTATAAAAGTCTCAAAACAACGTAAAGGAGTAAAAAGAACATGTGGCAGTTTAGCTAAAGAACATGTTGTTTATTGTCAAAAATGCAGTAAAGAATATATAGTAAAAGTAACATATGAAAAACTAACAGAAGGGAAATACAAAAAACACTGTTCGAGACAATGCGCAAATAGTAGAGTTAAATCAGATGAAGTTAAATTAAAACAATCTATTTCTTCAAAAAATAGCAAAAAAGTTAAATTTGCAAATGCACAACCTCGACAATATAAAAACTCAGATACAACTTCAATTTGTTTAGCATGTGGTGAGTTAATTTACCATAAATCTTATAATCTAAAAAAATATCATAGAGAATGTTGGTTAAAACAATCAGGCGGTTTTCAAATAAATTCAACTATTAAACATAGAAGCGTTTACAATGGCTTTCAAATGGATTCGGGTGCTGAAAAAGTTTTTGCAATGTTGTTAGATGAAAATAATATAAAATGGGTTAAAAACTCAACACAGTTTTTTGAATACGTAAATAAGAAAGGGAAAAATAGTAAATACTATCCTGATTTTTATCTAGAAGAACATAATAAATGGGTTGAAGTAAAAGGAAAATTTTATGCAGATAAAGATGAAAATCTAGAGTTAAAATTAGAGGCTGTTCCGAATATACAAATAATATATAGCGGAGAATTAAGTAAATGTAAAAAAAACATAAAAAGTCTCCTTCGTATAGGTGGTAATTGTACATTGGACTGAAAATCCAAGGGCTTCCGTTCGACTCGGAGAGGAGACACAAAAAAGCATTTTGCGCGATATTATCAGTTGGTCAGATAGTGAGAATCATAATCTTGAGGTCGTGGGTTCGAGTCCCACTCGCGCAACAAAAACAATAATAAAAATATTAATTTAAACAATTTAAAAAACAAACAAAATGAAAAAGTTCAAGCAATTAAAAAGTAAACGCTAAAAGCAACATATACCAAGGGTTAAAGTTGCTTAAAAAACATTAATAAGCACTTGTAGCTCAATTGGTAGATGTAACTGGCTTTTAACCAGTGGGTTGCGGGTTCAAGTCCCGCCAAATGCACCATTGGTTCTTTAGTTTAATTGGCAAAACCCCATACTTTTAATATGCGAGAGTATCAGTTCAAATCTGATAGGAACCACTTTTAATAAAAAAAACAACATAATTAAGAAATACTGTATTTGATTGCATATCTTATAACGAGGGTTCTTAACAATATAGGAGATTAGCTCAGTTGGTTAGAGTAATTCGTTTACATCGAAAAGGTCGGCGGTTCGAATCCGTCATTTCCTACCAATTTTTATAAAAACATAATATTTAATAAATATCAAAAACATTTAAAAGGAGGTAAAATGGATTCAGTTATTTATAGTAGTGAAACACAAGAAGAAAAGTTAAAAAGATTATCAAAAGAACATAATTATAGTGAAATTCATTTTGCGATAAATCCAAGCGGAGAGGCATCAAAAGATCAAGTAGTTGATGATTTAATTTCTTACTTTGAATATAAAGATGAACGTAAGTATATAAATGTTAAAGAATATTTTTCAAAATAAAAAGTATATAGGCATGTATTTCAGTTGGTTAGAATGCGAATCTGATAAGTTCGTGGTCGTTGGTTCGAGTCCAACCTTGCCTACAAGATCTAGTAAGTCACAAAGATATTTGTGAGATTGTTCCTTTCGAAACTTACACGTAGAAAGGGTTACGGGGACTTAGCTCCAGTCTGGCTTAGAGCGTCTCATTTGCAATGAGAAGGTCATGGGTTCAAATCCCATAGTCTCCACTAAATTAATAAGTTATAAACAATTTAAAACCAAGTAAAAATGGGATAAGTGAAACAATTAAGAATTTCTTAATTAACTCTGAGGAAACAGGAAGACATATTGTAACGTCTTTCAGAACAGGTAAAAAGTATTATGTAGAACCAATAGGAAACGGTAGAAGCGACTGGGGAGATATAGATCCAGCAACTAAACAAGTAACCGGTAGTTATGGTGATAGATATACAGGATCGGTAACAGAAAAAGAATCTATAGTTACTTTAAAAAACGGATTTAAAAATGTTGTTTTAGCTGGAAATAGTCCTTATTGGGTTATTGAAGAATTAGATAAAAAATATCCTACAATATAAACTTTGAATACTTCTTTATTCAACCGTATAAAGTTAAGAATCAGTTAACGGTAAAAAGAATGTCGTGAAGATAAATAGATTTTAAGTATTCGATTTTTTAAGATTAGATCGGTGACCTAGCCCGATGTAGTATAAAATAAATAAACTAGGTATTTTGCGGTAGTAGCTCAGAAGTTAGAGCGCTGGTCTTCCAAACCAGGGGTCAAGATGGCAGAATTCTTTTACCGCTCATTATCAACAAGTTATATATCTATGTTGAGCTTTATTCCTTCCTTAAAGTAAAATAGATTAAAGTTAGATCTCCTCTAAGTAGTTTTTAATCTGTTTTACTTTATAATTTTTTATTACGCTTTCTTAGTTTAACAGGAAAAACAACTGATTTGTAACCAGTAATTTTCGGGTCAGTTCCGAAAGAAAGCTCAAAAATAATTCGAATTTTAAACAATGCTACTTATTTTAGTTTTATTTAATCAGATTCGAACTTTTTTTTCGTATTTAAATAAAAACGAAATGGAAAACAAGTATTATGTATATGTTTATTTAGATCCGAGAAAAAAAGGAGTTTATAGTTTTAATAGTTTAGAGGTTGATTATGAGCCTTTTTACATAGGAAAAGGTGAAGGTCTTAGACTTTATGCACACTTACGTTGTAATAGCTGTAATACTTATAAGGATAATAAAATTAAAAAAATATTAAAAGAGGGT